GACGGTCGGGCCGCGGCGGCTTCGGGCGGATCGGCGACTCCGGGGCGGTAGCGGCCCACCACGTCACGGCCGCGATCAGCACGGCGGCGGCGGCGAGTTTCTTGTGAGTGTCGGTCAGATTCACGATACGGCCTCCCTTGGAACAAGTCGCAGCGGCGCGGGATGCTGCTGCCATTCTTTTCTCAACTCCATGCCTCCGTCTTCGCCCGGCACTCGCTGAACGCGCCCTTCGGCGTCGCGGAATAGCACCACCACCTCGCCGGTCTCGGTGTCGGCCCATACGCACTCGCTTATCTCTACGCCGTTGGCGTCATGCACGCGGTAATCCCGGTGCGTCTTGGCCGTGGCAATCACTGTTGGCTCCTGGCGAAACGGTCCACTATCTCAAGGCGAAACGGTCCACTAGCCGCTACGGCTGGCCCACGATCCAGCCTGGATGATCGTCAATCCACACGTCGACCGGCACGCCGTTGCGCTTGGCGTAGTCAGCCTTTGGCTCGTCGTATGAGAAATGGACGCGGACGCCTTCCGGCATCTCACGCGCCAACTCCTGTTGGTTTTCTAGCGTCTTTCGCCGCGCGGTAATGCACACGACGGAATGGCCGCGGGCGACCGCGTCAGCGATGAAAGCCCGCCACAAGTCAGGGTCTGCCGTGAAAGTGTCGTCGTAGTCGAGTGCTATGGAGATCACGACTGCTCCTCCGTGTACCACGCATGAAGCATCACCACGGCCACGGCCCCGACGATCGAGCCCACGAGCCCGGCGTTGCCCTGCCCGAACGGCAGGCCGCCGACGATCGAGCCGAGGCAGCCGAGAAGGATCGTCGGCAGCCAGCCCTGCGGCATCCGGCCCGGCACCAGGGCGCGGGCGATGCCGCCGGCGATGGCGCCGAAGATGGCCCAGACGACGAGCGAGAACAGCGTCATAGCGCGAGCCCTCCCCATGCGGAGTTGTCGAGCACCCGGGCGACGCCACGCTCGCCGCCCCAGTCCTTGTTGTCCAGCTTGCGAGCCTTGAACCCGTCTACGCTGCCGATCACGAACGAGTCGCCTTGAGACAGGATCAGTTCCGCGTCGGCCCGCGTGATGTAGAAGCTGCCGTCGGGCTGGTCGGGCGGGTGCTTGCCGCCCTTCACCCAATTGGTGCCCCACGAGTTCATCACGAGCACGCCGTCCCGCGGGTTCGCCATCGGGTGCGGCGAGCCCGGGCCGTTGTTCTTGGCGTACTTGACCCCGATCACGACCATGCAATGCGCCCAGTTCCCGCGGCGGGCCAGGAACCCGTCGGCGTCGCGGTCTTGGTCACGGAACCCGACGTTGCTGCAGATCGGCACACACATGCCAGACTCCAGGGCTGCCGTCAGCTGCTCCCACGTTTCGCAGAGGGCGACGGCCCTAGCGGTGTGCTGGTTGGCCAGCTTGGCGAGATCGGGCGGGCATCCGCGGGCGCCCCACTCCTTCGCCCGCGGGATCTCGTACTGCGTCAGGTCGTGCTCGCCGTACTTCTGGCGGTAGAGGATGCCGCCACGCCCCGTCTTGAGCCCGGCTACCCAGCGGGCCGCAGCGGCGCCGTAGCTGCCGTCGGAGTACCCGGCGAACTGCACGGGCGGGAGCCGGCCCTCGGTCCTGCTGCCCGCGTAGAGCGGCTCCGTGGCCACCTCGAGCGGCGGCTCCGACAGCCCGCCCTGCGACCAGTCCACGCACTGCCCGACGTAGCTGCCGGTGCCCCACCCGAACGACACGCACGTACCGATCGGCCCCTGTTTGAGCGGCCCGAACGGCGTGCCGTAGCGGGCACGGTGTGCCCGGTCGGCGTAGCGGTAGAGGTAGGCGTCCACGCCGCGGGCGGCGCGGATCACCTCGGCCCCGGCCTCGCGGAACGTCGGCTGGTCGAGCTCGCGGAGGAACGCCCGCGTGCCCTCGGGGTTGGGCACGTAGCCCGTGCCGAACTGGCGATCGACTCGCCGCAGCACCACGTGCCAGTAGTGATCGACGGTGGCGCCGACAAGGGCGGCCACCGCAACGAACGCGATCGCCGAGAACGTCCAGCGGGTTTGCCGGTGGCTCACTTGCCAAGCCTCCCGATCGCGTAGCCGACCGCGGCGCCGGCGAGGAACGCGGCAAGCAGCCACGGCCACGCCATCACCGCGATCATCACGCTCCACCACCACTGGTCGCTCACTCGCCGCCCTCCTCACCGATCCGCCGCAGCCGCGGCAGCACCCGCGGCAGGAGCGGCCCGGGGCCGTCCTCGTCGCACCGCCGGCAGTTGCAGCCGGCCGGCTGGTCGCGGATCGTCACGAGCTCGGCGTGGATCCGCTGCAGATAGATCGGGCACGCGATCGCCGCGAGCCCGACCAGCACGACGGCCGACAGGTGCAGCAGATAGAGGGCGTTGTCGATCGCTTCCCAGACGTAGTCGATCCAAGTCATCGCAATGCCTCCTCGGCCGCACGGGCCAACTCACGGAACGCCTCTACCCACCGCGCCCGGGCATCGGCCGCGAGCGGACCGCCGGACGTGCCGACCACGGAATCGAGGTAGCGGCCCGCAACGGCGACCGCGTGCGGCTGGTCGCGGGACAGCGACCGCGGCAGGAAGCGGCCCTCGGAAGACGCAATCCGCAGATCCTCGACATGCACGCCGGTGGTGATCCGCGGCGTTGGCACGGTGCCGTCGGCCGCCAGCGCCTCGGCGATCCCGTGGCACAAGCCGGCGAACGCGGCAGCGTCCTCGGCGGCAGAGGGGCCGACGAACTGCCCGCGGAGCGACAGGGCCGCCGGGCTCGGCACCGGGGCCGCACCACGCGGGGCGAACTCGACCACGGCCGCGATCAGGGCGGCGGCGACGAGGGCGGCGACGATCATGTGCTGCTTGGTCAGCGTCATTTCTTGGCCCCGCTGTGCAGGAGATCCAGCCAGAGCCGGTCGATGGCCTTGCTCGACTCGGGATCCACGGGGCCGGAGCGGTCGAGCGTGTCCCGCACGTCAAGTAGCGAGTCGATCGCGGCTCGAGCATCCGGCGCCGGGGCGGCCGCCTGCCTCACCTGCGGCGGCACGCGAAACAAAACGTCTGCCGGAGAAACGTCAGGCAGGCGTTTTGCAACGGCGTCAGCCGGCTTTCGGAAGAACAGATACCACGCCGCCGCGGCGGCGATCGCCAAGAGAATCGCGGTCATGCCGTAGCCCTCACGGTGGGGAGGAGTGATTCAAGGAGCCCGCCGGCGAACGCCAGCAGCGTCACGCGGACGATCGGCCGGGCCGCAGCCCACAGCGGCCAAGCGGCCCACGGCACCGCAGCCCCTGCGGCCGCGTCGAACAGCAGGCCCACGGCGCCAAGGGCGGCCGCCTTCTTCGTGGCCCCGTCCATGACGCTCACGTTGTCGAACCCAAGGATCGCCAGCTTGAGCAGGTCCAGCACGAGCGACCCGAACTCAGCCCACGTCAGCCCGTCGCGGGACTGCTCGCGGGCGCGAGAGAGGAACGCATTGATGCTTGCTTCGACCGCTTCAGGCGTCATGGATCAGGTGTCCGAGAAGGTGCCGACGCCCGCGAGGGCGATGTCGAACGTGACGGAGCCGTTGGAAGGGTTGGCGATGTAGACCATCTTGTTGCCAGCCGTCACCGCGATCCCGTCTTGGTAGTCCGACCAGCGGTAGTCCGCCCCGCGGTTGAGCCGCGCGGCGTAGCCGGTGGTGTCGGCCGGCGAGATCACGCCGTAGAGCAGGTGTCGCCCCGCCGTCGTCTCGTTGTTGATGACGATCACATCCTTGAGCGTCGTGAGCGTGAGCTTGCCGGCGAGATTGAACGCGCTCAGCGACAGGTCGGTGAGGTCAAGGCTGTAGACCTGCCCGGCCGGCAGCGTCACGCGGGCTGACCACGCGGCGTTAGCCTGCCCGGCGCCGGTGCCGTTGCTCACCGTGCGGGACGTCTTGATCTCGACCGACTGCGAGATCGACCCGAGGTCGGGCGAGTCGGCCAGGCCGAACGTGAGCCGCGAGTTGGTGCTGATGTTTGCCGTTACTGCCATGCGTCAGGCGTCCCGCTTGAATGGTCTGTGATCTACCGCGAGCCCCTGCCGGCACGCCCAGCAGCGGCACGGCGGGAGGTCGGCCGGCGGCCTGCTCGTCACCACGCCGATCCCCGTCTGGCGGCTCGGCGTGTAATGCACGTGGATGCCGCCGGAGGGCGGGGCGAGGGCCTCACGGCCGCCGCCCGCTCGGCGGAACTGGCTCTGGCTCGTCCGTGATTCTCGCGGGTCCGGCATACCCTCATTGTACCTTTGTTCACCTAGTCTCTCGGTACAACACGAGGGCTATCGCGGAGTAACAGGCCAAGTCCTTCAACGTGTCTTCAACCCCGTCGAACTCGGTGCGGCCGCGGCGGAAGAACGCCTTCAAGCGGTGCATCTTGTCGGACATCCGCAGGATGCACCCGGCCCACGCCGGCATGTTCACGACGTCGGCGCTCTGCCGGATGTTGGCGAGCGCGTCCTCGTCTACGCCGTAGTCCAACGTCTTGGCCAGATGTAGCGCCTTCAGTTCCTCGAGCACCGCGAGGAACTCGCGGGAGCCGGGCCGGAGGTTGTCGGGCTCGGCGTCCACCGGCACCTCCACCGTCCGCCGCTCGACGGGCTGCAGCTTGTCAAACTCACGGGCTTCGCCCATGCGACCCTTGTTGTCGTCATAGAACTGCCCGGGCTCACGGAGCCGCTCGTGCAGCTGCTTGTGCCGCTCGGCGACCGCATTCCATGCTGCCTCCAGCTTGTCCTGATCCTGCACCCGCACCGGCTCCGGCTCGGTAAACGTCGCCTCTTCGGCTGGCTCGGCCGGCGTCAGCGTGCATCCCGCGAGCCGGGCCTCGACGGCTTGCCGCACCGCGTTGTTGGCATCTTCAAGCGTCATGCTTTCCCCCATTCATTGCGCTTCCACGAGAGCAAGCTTACGCACTCAAAGAAAACTTGCTTACCAAGCT